CTTGCAACATGCGTTGAGACAAACGAAGGCCGGCGGCTCGACACTGCGAAGCTCAAGTCGCTTACTGGCGGCGATGTTGTCTCAGCTGAATTGAAGTATCAAAACTGCTTTACATTTCGTCCGCAAATGAAGTTGATTCTCGCAACGAATAACCGTCCGCACGTCTCGGCTTCCGATGACGCTATTTGGCGGCGTTTAATGCCCGTGCCGTTCAATAAAACCGTAGACGAAAAGAACCGCGTCGCTGATCTTGCCGCGAAACTTCTAGAATCTGAAGCGCCTGGCATCCTTCGATGGGCTGTACTCGGCTGTCAGCTTTGGCTCGCACAGCGACTTGCTGAACCTGAGATTATCAAGACTGCGAGCTTGGAGTACCGCACAGATGAAGACAACATTCAGAACTTTTTAAATGAATGCTGTGTCATGCAAGATGAAGTCGAGCGCAAAGAATTATACTCCGCCTACGTCGGTTGGTGTAAGTCAAACCGAGCTTGGCAGATCAGCACAGTAGCGTTTGGACGCGATCTCTCGCGCCTCGGCGTGACGAGCGACAAAGGGCACCGCAAATACTTCGGAATACGACTTCGCAACGTGACGGACACGATCCACTAGCTAAGTTGTTGAAAACACTACACGCGCTTGTGCGAGGATGCGAAGATTTGAGCGAATTTCGTAAAACTTTTCTATATATACTCTCTATGTAAAACTTTCTGTAAAAGGGGTCTAATCCTCGCATCCTCGCAATCGTGAAAATAACGCTTGACTTTCTCAAAGTGAAACGCGTAAAACTCTTAAGCATAGTGACCCGCTTAGGACACACCTCAAACGAAGCGAGTCCCCACTCCGGGGCACGATGCTCCTCCGGCTTCGGCCCCGGTCCCCTTGTATGAGAACAGCGCAGCATATCGAGGAAGCTAGCGAAAAAAGTAGCTCAAACAAAAGCCCGCGTCGGCGTACTGCTGCTGGACGCGCAGCGCAGAGCGAGGCTGGTAAAAAGTATGGTATCAAGAACCTCAAGCCTTGGAAGCCTGGTTGCCCGTCACCCAATCCCGGAGGACGACCCAAGAACGATCTTGCTAAAGAAATTGCTCAGGCAATCTTTGAGAACGATGCAGCAGCTATCTACCAAGCCTACGCAAAAGCTCTTCGTAATGGAAATGCTTACGCTTTCACAGTGTTGGCGGATCGCGCGTTCGGGAAGCTGAAAGAGAAAATCGAACATACTGGCGATGAAGAATTGCTTGCAGCTTTAGCTGCTGGAAGGAAGCGCATTGGCGACAGCACTCCAACCGCTTGAGCTAACGCTAGCTGAAGAGATCAGTAATTTTTACGCTGATCCTTATGGCTTTGTGATGTTCGCGTTTCCGTGGGGCGAGAGCGGGCCGTTAGCGGGCGAGAGCGGACCGGATGAAATTCAAAAAGAATTTTTAAATTCTCTGGCGCGTGAAGTACGCGAGCGACGATTCGACGGTTCGAATCCAGTGCTGCCGATTCGTATGGCTGAGTCAAGCGGTCACGGTACGGGAAAGAGCGCGATGGGCGCGTGGCTCGCTTGGTGGATTCTTTCGACGCGCCCTTTTTCGATTGGAACTGTGACTGCCGGCACGTATACGCAACTCGAAGAAAAGACATGGGCAGCGATTCAATCATGGGGCAGGCTTTGCGTAACGCGTCGTTGGTTTGACATTCAAGCTAGCGGCGTTTTTCATCGCAAGTATGCTGAGGATTGGAAAGTCACGCCGCAAACGTGTAAGCAAGAGAACGCACAGAGTTTCGCTGGTCAGCACGCGCGGAAATCTACGTCGTGGTATCTCTTCGATGAAGCGAGCGAAGTGCCTGACAAGATTTATGAGACAGCAGAAGGTGGATTGACTGACGGCGAGCCGATGTTTTTTGCGTGGGGGCAGCCTGTCCGTAACACTGGTGAGTTTTATAAGATTTGTTTCGGCGAGAAGCTCGCCCGCTGGAATCATCGTAACGTTGATTCGCGATCTTCGCGCTTTACGAATAAGACGCTCATCGATCAATGGATTGCAGATTACGGCATCGACTCGGATTTTTGCAAAGTTCGCGTGCTTGGTCTTCCGCCGTCAGCTTCCGAGCTTCAGTACATCGACAAGAAGCGCATCGACGAAGCGCGACTGCGCGTACAGAGTGCGCTGGCGAACGAGCCGCTCGTTGCTGGTTTCGACGTAAGCGGTGGCGGCAAGGCATGGAATGTGATTCGCTTCCGGCGCGGATTGAACGGCGATCCTGGCATTGCGCCTATTCGTATCCCTGGCGAGAAAGACGCAGACCGCTCGCAGCGGCTCGGCATTTGTGCTGAGTTGCTGCGCGATCAGCGTCCTGAATATAAGCTCTCGGCTCTGTTTGTCGATACTGCATTCGGTGCAGCTATTGCTGTCGGGCTAAGAAACTTAGGATTTACGAATGTGTTCGAAGTCAACTCTGGCGGCGAATCCCCCGACGCGCATTGTTTGAACATGCGTGCGTTTATGTGGATGAAAGGCAAGGAGTGGTTGCTACTCGGCGGCTTGCGCGACGACAAAGAACTGCGCGAGCAGCTTGCACTGCCCGGCTATCACATCAATAACAGCGGGAAGCTCGTTATTGAATCGAAGAAGTCGATTCAAGAGAGAGGCGAGAAGTCGCCTGACGATGCAGATGCGTTTCTACTGACTTTTGCGCGGACTGTCGCAACGCAGCGACCGAAGCCTGCGCCTTCGACGGCCAGCAAGGGAATCAGATGGGGATAATGCGCAACTGCCGATATTGCAAGCGTGAGTATCGCGCAACGCATGAAGACTCGCGTTATTGCAGCGAGGTATGCGAGAACGCTGGAGAGAAACCGCAGCCGAGTCCTACGCGCGTAACGCCAGCTCGCGGAGAGACGCGAGGCATTAAGTATGGCTAAGAAGAAGCCCGTCGCGAAGCTCAGCGCAGCAAGCGCGGCTAAGATTCGGGCGAAAGCGAATCGCATGTTAGGAGGAAAGTAAAATGGCACACGGCGCGCGAGTAGCAGAAGCAGCGACAGAACCGAAAGAGAATAAGCCGCCGAAGAAAGAGCTTCGCGGCATCGAGCTGCGCAAGTCGGCGAATGGCGGGATTATCGCTGAGCACAACTACAACGTGTACGACGGCATGAACAAGCCGCACACGTTCTCTGGCGATGAAGGACATTTGCTCGCTGCGCATATCGAAAAGCATCTTGGCTTGAAGATGCCAGGCCGCGCAGAAGGCACGGTAGCCGCTCCGAGCGATGGCGAGGCGCGAGAGTAAAAATGAATAGACGCGGATTCTTAGGAACTTTGATTGGAGGAGTGGCGGCAGCTACCGCAGTACGTACATTTCCGTTCAGAGTATTCAGCTTTCCGACTGAGCCGATGCTAGCGGCTACAAGTGTTCGTTTTGTCAAGATGTATGATGTCATCGAAAGAAAAATGATTAATCGCTTTGATGTCCTATACGGCTTTGGCGCATTGGATATGTTGAGGCACACAGTATCGTGCCACATGATTACAGGAATCAATGGCATGACGATAGATCAAGACGCGATTGATAATTTCAAGGCTGCTATGGCGCTAGATTACGGCCAGGGAATCATTGCCGTTCCCGCTCCTGCGTTAATGAAGAGTTTTGGCAGTAAGCAAATCCATGCTGGTTGGGATGTAGAGTAGCGATGTTCGATGAAGGCAGACTCGACCGCATCGAGAAGCTATGCAGGCAGATTTTAGCGAATCAGTTAGGTTTTAATGCAAGTCAAAAAAGAGAGGAACAATTCGAAATGAGCACTACAAACAGCTTGGCAGCACTTACGACAGCAGTAGCAAACGAAACGACAGTCGATGAGAGCGTAGAGACGCTACTCGTCAACTTGTCGGCGCAGATCGCGGCAGTATCGCCGGCAGGCGATAATCCGGCAATCGATGCGCTTGTCTTGACGATGCAGACGAATGCAACGTCACTTGCAGAGGCAGTGAAGGCAAATACACCGGCAGCTCCGCCTGCACCCGCACCTCCGGTAGCGCCACCTGCAGCACCGGCGGCGTAACGATCTTCTCTCTGCTGGAAGAACTGGCTGTAAGACGCGAGCGGCGGCCAGCGGACGCAGCAAATCATAGCTGCTACTCGCAGGTAGCTAGTGCGAGTACTTACCGAAGCCTGTG